TTAGTAAAAGACTTTACTAAGGAAGCTTTAATTAGAATTAAGTTAGACTATTAATTTATGTATGTCATCATTCAAACAACTAAACAAATCAGACGTTACACATGTTCCCTACACTGCTAATAAACAGTGGAGTGAAACTTATTCTGCATACCCTTCAGGTAGCAATTATATAACAATTTTAAAAGGTACTAAATTAACAGGTACTTTTGATGCTATTACAGATCCTGTAACTGAGGGGCAATATGAACGTTTAGTTTATGATCAGATAAATCATTTATTTTTTCAATCATTTAGTGGTTCTCTTTTAAATACCTCATCTTTAGCTAATTCAATTTATTACGCTTCAGCTTCTACTAATTTAGCAACAGGATCATATTTTATTTATGATGAAAATCCTAAATTAATTAAAAGATTCCCTACAGGTTCTAATCAAGGTATTCGTGTAGTTGCTGTTAATCAAGAAATATATGGTAGTAAAATATTACCTTACAATTTTATTTTATCCTCTTCTGCCTATTATGTAACAGATGATGGTAATGGCAATTTATACGATCAAGGAACTATCCATATAGGTAACATATTCTATCCACAAGGTATTGCAGTAATTACTACTCAATCATACCAAAATATGTTTCCTCTCCCTCCATTAGCTGTACCAAATGTACTTAACTTTAAAGCAAGCGATCTTATAAAAACAGGAAGTTTAAGTATCTTAGCTAATGACCTAGTAAGATCAGGAAGTTTTATAACAGGCTCATCAACAACAACAGGTTCTATCAAATTATCAGGCAGTGCTGATCAATTGGCAACAATAACAGTACTTACAGGTAGTTTAAAACCAGCAATGATTTCTGGTTCAACCCCACACCCTTATTTCCAACAAGGTGTTTATGATATTTACTATACAGTAGATAAAGCTTTAGGTAACGGAACTGTAATTACAAGTAATAAAGCTTTAATTAGATTTAATATTACCCCACCAGACTGTACTTTTAATTTTATTACGTCTACTTCTGCTTTACCTCCTTTATAGTACGATTTGTTTTAGTTAAAATAGGTTATTATATTATAGGTTATGAATATTATTTATATTTCTATAGCATCATATAGAGATCCACAATTATTATCTACATTACATGATTGTATAGCTAAAGCTAACAACCCTGATAATTTGCGATTTGGTATTGCTTGGCAACATAGTCTTGATGATGAGTGGGATAATTTAGATGAATTTAAAGATGATTCTCGTTTTAGAATTATAGATATTAATTATAAAGAATCTAAAGGCGCTTGTTGGGCTAGAAACCAAATTCAACAGCATTATCAAGGTGAAGATTATTATTTGCAATTAGACTCACATCATCGTTTTATCGAAGGGTGGGATACTGAGTGTATTAATATGTTAAAAGATTTGCAAGATGAAGGTTATAAAAAGCCATTATTAACTGCTTATTTACCTTCTTTTAACCCAAACAATGATCCTGAAGATAGAGTTCAAGAGGCTTGGTGGATGACTTTTGATAGATTTATTCCTGAAGGTGCTGTATTCTTTTTACCTGCTACTATTCCAAACTGGCAAGAATTATCAAAACCTATATCATCACGTTTTTTATCTGCTCATTTTATTTTTACTTTAGGACAGTGGTGTAAAGAAGTTATATATGATCCTGAATATTATTTCCACGGTGAAGAAATTTCATTGGCTGTTCGTTCATATACTAGCGGATATGATTTATTTCATCCTCATAAAATAATTGCTTGGCATGAATACACTCGCAATAATAGAACAAAACACTGGGATGATGATTCTGAGTGGCACTTAAAAAATAAACATGCTCACAAACGCAATAAAGCTTTATTTGGAATAGATGGTGAATGTAGATGTGATATGGAATTTGAAGGATATGATTTTGGAACTGAACGAATTTTACAACAATACGAAGCATATGCTGGTATTCGTTTTAGAGATAGAAGTGTCCAAAACTATACTCATAAAAATAATATAGCACCAAATCCAGTAATTACTAGCCCACTGCACTATGATATATCATTTGCAAGAATATTTAAACATTGTATAGATCTTGATCCATCTCGTGTTCCATTAGATGATTATGATTTTTGGGCAGTTACCTTTGAAGATATTGATGGTGTTGAGTTATTTAGAAGAGATTATAACACCGCTGATATAAAATCATTACAAGAAAGAGCTAATGGGTTTATAAAAATTTGGGTTGAATTTGAAACAATTGCTCAACCTAATTCATGGATAATAACACCACATTCTATTTCACAAGATTGGTGTGATAGAATAATAGAAACATTACCCACCTAAACATAGCAAAAAAAACACAAATTTTAAATATTTATATAAAATAGCTACACAAATTGGGAACAATATACGTACAAGCAACAGCAGAAACTACATCACCAGGACCTTATTCGATATATGCGGATACGTTGAATAGTGCTCCTTTAGCAACAAATGTGTCTTTACAAGATTTAAGAGCAGCAGTTGCTTTAACTGTAAGTCCTGATCCTGCTAATATTATATTAGTTAATAATAATCCTGCTTGTTTAGCAAATACAGTTACTGTTAGTACTGGTTTAGGCCCAACACCAACACCAACCCCTACATTAACACCAACAATTACTCCTACATTTACTCCAACAGTAACACCAACCCCTACCCCAACAATTGCTCCTCCATCACCTACACCAACACCAGTATCAATTACTGTTACGTTGACTATAGATGCTGGTAATACAGGGTATACTGAAATTTGGTATCAAGATGCAAATGAAGGTTCACCTTCACTTCATGGAACTTTATCAACAACAAGTACTGTTACTTTTAACGTTCCTACAGGAAATACATTCTATGTAAGAACTTATCAAACGTCAAGAGCGTATAGTTACCAATTAGCGGAGGTAATTTTTAAAGTTAATGGTAACTACGATTATTGTAGTCCTTACCTTCAAAGAACTTTAGGCGCTGTTTGTGAACTTATTTGTCCTGCTGTTTATGCTGGTGGTTATCCTACAGTAACTACAGGAAATGCTTATCGTGCAGACACTTATATAGGTAACCAAAGATAATATTTAAAATGGCTATAATAAATTATACAGGATCCTTTCAATTACAGTTTAAAAACGAGCATACCGTTTATGAAAACGAAGTGCATTGCACTGTTAAAGAAAGTGAATTTAATCTATCATATAACCCTACTTTAATATCAGGTAGTCAACCTCATATACAATTAGGAAGTGATGGTTTATATTATTTAACAGGATCTTTAAATGGTACTTTAAAATATTTCGCTACTGGTTCTACTTTACCTTCAGGTTCACATTTTACTCCTTATGCTACAGCAATTGGTTTATATAATGATGATAATGATTTATTAGCAGTAGCTAAATTTGGTAAACCTATATTAATATCTCCTTATACAGACATGACATTTGTAGTTAGATACGATATTTAAAATAAAATAATAGTTATGTTTCAAATTTTAGGTCCTGCTACTGAGGTAGAGGATATGATTAACGATCCCTCATTTGATATTAATGAATATTATGGATATGTTTATATGACAGTTCATAATAAAACAGGACGTACATATATTGGTAAAAAAGCATTTCAACACACAACATCTAAAAAATTAGGTAAGAAAGAATTAGCTGAGATTCCTGTTACTAGAGGTAAAAGACCATCTAAAAAAACAGTAGTTAAGGAAAGCGACTGGAAAACTTACTATGGTTCTAATACTGAGGTAAAATCATTACCAAAGGACGAACTGAAACGTTACGTATTAATGTTATGCAAAAATAAAAAAGAATTAACATACTGGGAAACTAAATACCTATTCCAGTATAATGTTTTAGAAGATGATCGTTATATGAACGATAATATACTAGGTAAATTTTATAGAAAAGATTTGACTTCGGCAGAATAATTTATTATATTCCAGGTTATGGAAAATGCTGCTCTACTAGTATTAGTAGAATCTGTTTTAGGTAAAGGAACACCAACAAGCAAAGGTAACTATGCTTTTA